TTGGATACACCCACGACCTCTAAACCGATAGCCATCACCAGAAGCCTCATCCCTGTTTCCCATCCGACTAGAGTAAACAGTATTGGCAATCAACTTAGGGTTGCGAGCGCACATCTGTGCTTTGGTGGCGTCAAACCTTCTAGGCCATAACTTCTGTAGAGCCTCTGCACGATAGTTCAGGTTTTCTTCAAGAATCCTGAAGTTCCCACATTCATGCCCACATTGACCAATGAAAGCCGCTTTTCTAAGTGGATTCATAATGTCAAAACGCTCAAAAGTAGCATTTAAACCATCTAGCCACTCAGAGCCAATATGAAGTTGTTTGAGTTGTTCAGCGTTTATCATTCAACAAATCTCTCATTTGATTGTAAGAATCCACGCAAGCATTCAGAGCCGCTGTGTTGCGATCACCCTGAGCCACTATTTCTGCAATGGCTGCGAGGGTTTCTCTGTCGGCTTCGCTTGCTCTGTCGGAATCAGAAGTTGAGTCAGCCTGTCGGTCAGGTTGACTGGTTGCTTTTGTATCTGCGCTGGCAATGGTGGGATTTGTGGTGGTTGATGGACAACTTGCGGAGGGGAAGCGCACCCGACCATCCCTAATAGCACGATCAAGAGCAGACTGTTTCTGAGTGACAACATTGTTAACCTCCAAAAGTTTACTGGCAGTAGTGTTTAATTGCTCGTTGAGTTTCTGTTCTGTCTGACGGGATTCATCGTTCTTCCTGGCAATCTCAATCTGCATTTCCCTATCTCTGTCTGACCAACCAAAGTGATAACCACCTCGGTAAGTGCCAAACAGAGTAATACATAGACCAACCAATAGCCAAGGTAGTGGTATGCCAAACATTATCCGACCTCTTTTCTAGCCATAGCCAATTGCTCACGCTCGTGATCTGCTTCTAACAAATCAGGAGGTGTAGTCGGAGGAGGTGGTGGTGTCCAAGATTCATCTAAATCAGGATTCTTGAAGTTCAACCAATTAGGTGCTGAAGTGGTTGGAGTCCAAGTAGAGATAGCAGGTGGAGGTTCAGGAGTGGGTTTAAACGCATTTACAGCCGCTCCTACGCCCTTTTTACCAATAACCCCACCTATCCCACCAACAATGAGCAAAACGATGTCATTGAGCATCTTGGTATAAGCCATATCAATTGGGGCCATGCTCTTGATAGGCTGAGTAACAAAGGTGACAGAGTACAGCAAAGCAATAACAATGAAGCAAAGAATCAATGTGACCATGACGACCACAAATCCCCATACATAGGTTTCTACTTCTTCAATTGTTGGTCTTGGTTTCTGATTGCTGTTCATTGACTTTTTTCTCCAAGATTGGGGCTACAAGGTATTCAGGACAAGTCTGTGTAAACAAACACTTAGGTTTCTGACAGTTAGCATGAACAAAGTTCTCAGGATTTTGGCAAAAGTATCGATACCTGTCTTCAAAGCAACCAGATAAAAAAAACGCAAAAACAACCAGAATAAATTTTTTCATTGTCTTATGTGATGTGTGAAAAGTTCATCTTCAGCATTTTGTCTTGCAATAATCGCTTCTTCCATTGTTGCGTAATATCCTAAATGCTTTTGTTTGTAATTGTTTGTTATACAAGCAGACCAAGGTTTTGACTTCAATCTAGATTCAAATCGAACACCTCGAAACCCTGATGTATTTTGTTTTGGTCTGAACAAATTTTCACTATTTTGCTTTTGTGTTGCCAACCTTAAATTGATAGGTCTATTGTCTTCTTTGTTTCGATTGATATGGTCTATCTGCAATAGTGGTATTGCACCATAAACATACAACCACATCAACCTGTGTGCGTAATAATCTTTCTGGTCAAGCCTTATCAAAACATAACCAATTTTTTGTTTTGAACCTGCTTGCTGACCTTTTTGAGCTTTTCCACCCATTGTATTTCGCCAAATAAAGATACCATTTTCAGTATCAACCTCTAGCAATTCGCATAAACGCTCTCGTGATAAACTAATTTCAGCCATTTGATGTCCTTTCATCATTTAGGTTAGAGATGCCAAGTAGTTACAGCCACTTGGCATTTCGCATTTTACTCTTGTCAACTTAAATTGCAAGTACGATCTTCGCATCCAGTCAGCAACAATAACAAAAGCAAATATCTCATATTGGCAACTTTGCTAGAAGGGCGTTCATAATTCTGTCTGACAAGAAGTTAGGAAGTACTTTCATAATGTCAAAGAACAATATAGCCCCCCATGTATAACCAACTATCTTGAAAGACATATCTGCTTGTTTTTGATAGAAGTTCATCTGCCACACCTTACTTTGGCACAATGGTCTAAAGCCTCAAAAATACCAAAAGCAACTAAAGCAAGCACCAAAACAATACCGCCTATCAGCAGTCCCATTTCTAGTTCTTCTTGCTCTTTCCTCTTCTTCTTAGCTTCGGATTCTTTCTCTCTACGAGCATTGTGAGCATCCTCTACATCCATAGCCTGTGCTCTAGCCTTAATCTTTGCCCACACATCCATCTTATTAGCTTGGAAGAACAACATTTGAAGTTCTTTCTCAAACTCCCTAGTGGACTCTAGAGCCATCTCAATCTCGATAGCCATACCCATGCTAGAGCCACCCTTCTTGGCGGCAGCTACAGCCTTTGTAGCCTCACTCTTAGCATTGAAATACTTACCAAGTAAAGGCCCAAGCGAAGCAACATCATCAACAGTCTTAGAAGCCTGTTTAATCAGTTTTACAGCACTCTGTATTCCTGCTAGAGCTGTTACTGGATCTATGGGCAACATTCCAAAACCTCTGGTAAGTTGTAATATTCTTTTATTGACGCTCAGATATGTTGTACTGTCCAACAGCACTCGGCGCTAAAACACTTCCAAGGGGTGCTGACTGTTGGGAAAGTAGACCACCAACACGCTGTAGTAGCTCTGGTCGTTGGCGTAACAACATATCAATTGCCGCTTGCCCAGCAGGACTGTAAGCAGGAGGAATAATGCCAACCGCAGGAATTGCTACTTGAGGTTGAGACAACAACCCAAAACCACCAACAGTGGATGCCGCAATGCGACCCTCTAATGTTGATCTTGCTGTATCTCCAAGAACCTGAACTGCCGCATCAGAGATTTCTTGTCCTTTAGCACGACCTTTAGCAAATGAGGTTTTGCGTCTTGTTTGGTCTTGTTGACGAACAGCAGTAGAAAACTGTTTTGGCGTAAAAACACCATTATCTGCACCAGAATTAGCGGCGGCTACATTGATAACAGATAGATCACTATAAGCACTATCTATCCTACGCAACTTAGATGTTTGTTTAGGATTCTGGAAATACAACTCTTTTTTGATAGCACCAAGAACATCGGTTAAAGCCTCTCCAACCTCACGCTCGGAAGCGGTTGCGCTATTGGCATAGTTGCTTGCTTTTTTACGCAAATCAGACTCAATTCCCTTATAAGTCTGACCATCTATCTTTTGACCAGCAAACTTGCCAAACACAATGTCATTCAATGTTTCAGTAATTTGTGCTCTTTGGTTTGAATCCAAACTTTTAGCCTTGCTCAAAGCACCAAGAATATTGCTAGTAGTTGCAAAGTCTAAGTCAAATGACATCTTTGATAAAACATCATCATATTTCTTGGAGACTTCATCAGAAGCATAAGCAATGGCATCTCTGCCAACAACATCAGCAGGTAACTTATCCTCAACCTTTTGAAGAGCTTTATTGATTACACCCTTGTTGAAATCAAATAATACACGCTGTCTTGCATTTTCAATGCTTGAGCCAATCAAAGGCAAGTTTTGAGCAAACTCTTCAATTGTCTTAAATTGTCCACCAAGAGTTTGACCAGTAGTAGGCGTAATTCCAAGATCACGCATGGTTTTCTCTGCTTTAGAAACCAATGGGTTTAGCACTCGACCAGCGCCAGCAACAACCTTCTCACCAATCGGGCCAGTAACTGCACCTAAAGCAACTTGTTCAGTCTTCTGTTCACCAAAAGTACCTTCTCCAACAGCGGGTTGCATAGCGCCACCAACAGCACCACCTGCTGCCGCTTGTCCAACAGTAGACACACCTCTTGCCCTAGCTAATTGAGCAACTCTTGCCGCAGGAAGCAAACTAGCGGGGTTTAGGATGTTGCCACCAAGACGAGAAACATCAAACCCTGAATCACCTTGAGCTTGACGTTGAGCTTGATATGCTTGCTCTTCTGCCCTAGCCATCTCATCTACACGCTTTGCCTCTTCTGAGAAGAATTGGCTAACAGGATTAGGCGTAGCACCACCTAAACTTGTAATTCCCGCTAAAGCACGAGGAAGCAATTGAGCGCCGCCAGTGATAGGGTCTTTTAAACCCATCAAGAAACCAGATAAAGGAGCTTTAGCTTGAGGAGCACTTCCAGAAATAGCTTGTGCTATTTGTTCTTCAGACATTCCATCTGGAAACTCAATCACATCTTTACCAACCTGAACATAAGTAGGCATATTATTCTCCAGTTACTGTCTCAAGTGTACGAGTTTGAGGATTCCAACGCTTTGTTGGCGTTTGTGTTGGTGTACTAATTGGCCCAATTGGTAATGCAGAACCACCTTGACCAGCCTGTGTTTGCTGTCTCAAGCGCTCAATATTTTTCTGCACTTTCTTCTCTGCACTAGCCAAAATACGCTTCATAGATTCTGGCTCAAGACGTTGATTGCCAGCTACCACATTCTGCAAGTATTTAAGTTCTTCGTTAGAGTCATTGCCACCAAATTGTTGCAAACGAGGAATAACAATTTCACCAATGTTTGCCATAAATACTTCTGTGTTTCTAACCTTTTCAGGACTGCCAACACCAGTATATTTGGCTACAAATTGTTTCTCAGGGCCAAAAGCACCGCCATAGATGCCTTTATCTAACAAGCCAATGGCATCTTTATATGCTGTTTGTAAAGAGAATTGTTGTTCCACATTGGCAACATTTTCACCAATAATCTTACTAGCGGCTTTAGAGGCAGCACCAGTATCAACAGTAATTCCACCGATAGTTACATTGCCAGTACCTTTGCTTGCACCTTCTAGTTTTTTACCCAAGTACTCATTCATTCGTTTAATGTATGGTTCAGTTCCTGGCGTCAATCCTGCGTCAACAAGTTCCTGACCAAATGCAGATAACTTTTCTTTTTCAGCTTTTGGCTCGATTTGCTCTCTTAATGATTTAGCATAAGCCGTGTTGTATTCAATAGAACCTACTGGCCCTGACAACAAAGCAACTTCTTTTGCTAAACGAACCTTCTCAGGATCGGCTTGTACACGCTCACGACCAGCCGCTGCATCAGATGCTCTACCTGCCGCCAAACGCTGTTGTGCTTGGGCTATCTCACTCTGTGCTTTACGGGCATAGTCTGCCAAAGCAAAAGCACCTTGTTGGTCACCCATTTTTGCAAGGATCTTAGCGCCTTCAAGCATTGATGTAGGGTTTGTTTGATCTAGTTGACCAATGATTGATTGACGAGCAGAGATTAGCTTCATTTGCGGGTCTTCTACACCCATCAAACCACCAATAGCATTACCTAATCCTTTAGCACCACCATAAATCATTGCCGTACCACGGGCTGATGGATTTAGTTTGGCAAGGTTAATGCCTTCATTTAGTGCGCTTATTCGTTGTTGCTCACCATACATTTCAGGTGTCAAACCAAATAGACCCGCTACCATATTGTCTGCCATGATGAGTCCTTAAGAAAATAAACCACGGAAAAATCTATCTGCCGCTGTACCGAATGTTGGAGATGCACCAAGTCCACCCATTAAAGTGGCATAAGGATTGGTCGTTGCCGCTTGACTTGTAGCCAACTCAGCACTTTGACCTGCACCAATCAAACCAAGTCTTCCAACATTAGCACCCGCTTGAGCCGCTTGTTGACCAAGACCTATTCCCATAGTCAATGGTTGCTGACCAAGAGCCTCAAGCCCTTGAACTTGTCCAGAAGCAGTCGTATAAGGCAAGTAAGCCGCTTGCTGACCACTATAGTACTGACCCATTGCACCAGCACCTTGACCAAGCAATCCCGCACCAAACTGAACTTGTTGTTGACCCGCTTGTTGAGCATTAGCCGCCAATTGAGCCTCTTGCATTGCACGAGCGTTATACAGAGCCTGTAGTTCAGGAGTCGTAGCACCATAAGAGCCACCTTGAGCAACAGAAAGACCAGAACGACCTTGCTGTTGTAGTCTGTTTTGCAAGTTAGCCAATTCCATCTCTCTGCCTGGTTGCAACAAAGCCAACTGTTGAGCAAGATAGTTCTGAGCAACTTGTTCAGGAGTTTTAGCCAAATATTCATTGCCAAGACCAAACAACCTTTGAGCACCTGTTTGAAGAGGAGCAAATTGTGCTTGAGCCTGTTCTGCCTGAGTCAATCCTTGGTTCTGTAAAGCAACCAATCTATCTTGTTGGGCTTTAGCTTCAGGTGTTAAGGTATACCCTGCGCTCACCAATTGACCAGTTGTAGGATCAACTTTGAACTCAGAAGTGCCAAACCTAGTAGTCATGCCAACAGGTCTAAACTGTGCGGCTTGTTTAGCGGCAGCAGTCTCAGCTTCAATCATTGCTTGGGCTTTTTGAGCCGCTTCTCTAGCTGTTTTCTCTTGTAGTAAGCCACCACCAGTAGTTAAAGCATCTCTGAATAGACTGCCAATATTAGAACCAGCACCTAAACCAGATCCTACGCCAGTATTTAAAGCACCTGTTCCAAGATTTGCCATTGTGTTACCTATCCCACCTACTGTAGCGGCTGTACCCGCACCCGTTCCTAACAATTGTGTACCTAGTGTAGAACCAGACAAAATACCAGTACCAGTTAAACCAGTTGCGCCTGTTGTACCTAATAAACCTGCGCCCAATGCAGAGCCTGATAGAACACCAGTTCCTGTCAAGCCACCACCTGCAGTAATACCTGCGCCTAAACCAGATGATCCTAAACCCGCTGTACTTGCGTTTAATCCAAGACCGCTAGAACCTGCGGTAATTCCACCACCAGCTCCCATTCCAATTACTTCAGGAGCAAGACTAGGTGCAATAGCCGCTACTTCTGGAGCAACAGCGGCAAGAGGTGTTGTGCTAGAAAGCAATCCACTTGCTGTAGCAGTTTCACCTCCCAATTGAGATAAAAGGGTTTCTGTTGAAATACCAGAAGCCGCAGCACCAGTAGCCGCACCTGCATTTAAGATGGTTGGCAATCCAAGGAGTACTCCCGCACCTATTACAAACTCTTTTACACCGCTTTTAACTTCTTGTTGAGTGCCAGTTTTCTCTACTTCACCAGAAGGCGTGTATTGGGTATACGCTCCACCTGCCTTGTTATCAGTTGCTTTGTAAGTAATAACATTCTCAAGCCCACCAACCTGTTCACTCTCACCAGAGCCAGTAAATTGATATACGGGCTGAATAATGGTATCTCCAAGGGTAACAGTTTGTCCTTGAGGTACTGTAGCCGCCACCCTAGAAACAATCTGACCCTCTGGCACACCAATAGCTTCAGCAAGTTGTGTTGGAGAAATGCCATAAGCCTCCATTGATTTGACAATCTGATTGTCAGTAATGTTTGGATTAGCAAGTAATATTTCAACAAATTGCTGACTATTGATAGGACTGTTTTGTGGTTCTACACTAGACAACGAGTCAATAGGTTCAAGATAATTAGAAGATGAATCTTCTGCATTAAATCTTCTTAATTCTGATTGTCTTGGGAACATGGTAGCCATAATTCTTACTCCACTCTAGGGATTTGTGCTTCTAAACTTTACCAAGGTGTACCAGATGCTTTAACAGGATTCTTGAGCAAATCAATCTGAGCCGCCAAAGATGACTCTGTAGCACTCTTGTCTACAGATTCCCACACCCAACCTAATACAGTTGATTCTGTAAGGTCAGAATAAGGAACAGTAATAGTTCCTTCAGGCCATGAGACTGTTGCGTAGGAAGAGGCAGAATGATCTCCGTCTACTGCCGTTACTGTCCAATGTGCTGTGGTTACAAAGCCATCGGATGTGTTGCGATCAAGGCTTGAGATTTTCCAAGTTACTTGTGACATGATGTTTTCCTTTAGAGATTAAGGGTGAGATGCTTTGTAGGCATCAAATTCTGCTTTAAGTTCTTGAATAGCCTTGATGAGCATTGGAACAAACACGCTGTACTTAACTGACTTTGTTCCTTGGGTGGTTTCCTCAATCATCATCGGAAACACTTGCTCAAGTTCTTGTGCAACAACACCTATTTGTTTTGATTTAGTTTCATCAGCAATTAGATTAAAGTTGCGAACACGAACCTGCATTAGGTCAATAAGTTTTGGAGAAGCATCAACAATGTTTTCCTTCAGTCTCTCGTCAGAGATAGCGCCATAGCTGTTGTTTGTGTTTTGAGCGTTTCCGTTTGCCAATACCTGAAACGATACAGTTCCACCCGCAAGACCGTTTGCAATACAAAATGCTTCATCTGTGCTTGAAGAGCTAGAATTTTTAAGCAAATATAAAGTAGGTTGACTAGCACCGCTAGTTTTAAAAAATGAATTAGTTGATAGGTAAGCGCTTGCAGTCCCCACCAACAAATTACCGCTTGAGTCTATACGGGCACGTTCGGTGTTGGCTGTACCAAAGATTAGTGGGCCACTTTCGTAGTTGTAGAGGTAACCGTTAACGCCGTCCATTTCCAGCGTCAATCCATCAGAAGCACCATCCCCAGTTGTGCTGTTTGTGAGTTGTAAGGATGTTGATGCAGCGCTTGCTTGGCTTCCATAAATGCGAAACCTACGAGCAGAGAAAGAACTCGTAGTCCCCAGCAGCAAATTACCGCTTGAGTCTATACGGGCACGTTCTGTTGGCGTGCCAGAACCAGTTAGGAATGTAATAACTCCAGTTGTGGAAATTTCTGCTCCACTAACATTGTTCTCAGGGGTGATGTAAGAAGTAGATGAATATTTCAACAACTTGCCAGCACCAAGAGAAATATCTCCAGTAGTCGCTAAGTTCGTACCATCAAAAGTAAGCGCAGAACCGCTTGTAACAACTTTAGATCCGTTTAAATAAGCAACACCATTGGCAGTACCGCCATTAAACGTAACTGTGCTAGAAGTGGTTAAAGTAGTAGCAGAGACAGCCGCAGGGGTAGTAGAACCCAATGCCGCAGGAGATGCCCAATCAGCACCATCTAATGAGTCAACATTAAGGTTAGCAACCTTGGTAGTCGAAGCAATGACCAAAGGAGCAGTTCCTGTCGCCAATGTAGATGTGATAGCACCCGTAGCACTCAAAGTACTAAACGCACCCGTAGATGCTGTTGTAGCACCAATCGTTGTAGCGTTAATAGTTCCACCAGTTATTGCAGCAGAAGCATTGTCTGTCTTCGTAGCAATAGCAGTAGCAATATTGTTGTACTCAGTATCAATCTCAGTACCACGAACAATCTTGAGTGGATCGCCAGGAGTTAGATTGTCTTTAGTAGCGAAATTAGTACTTTTTGTGTAATTAGACATATTTAAGATACCTTCCCGTTCTTAGATTGAATTTCAATCTTCTGAATTGATAATTGAACACCATTGATTGTAGTTTCGTAACCAGTTTGAACAATCTTGCCCGCACCAGAAGCATTTACATCCAATGTCTTAATCAAAACACCACCAGAGTATTCTGCTATTCCATATTCAGCAAGACCATACTCATAGTTCTGTTGTTCAGGAATGTAAGCATTGCCCGACAAATAGTTGGCGGCAAAGTCAAATCCCCACTTAATCGTCACAAACTGGTTTGAACCACCAATGATGATTGTCTTAATCCTCTTTAGAACAGAGATCTGATTCTCATTGCCTAAATCTGCATGGTTTGTGTAGTAAGACATCCTGTAAGTAGAAGTGTGATCTAAGTAACTCTCATACTCACCGATATAACCATTCTTACCAATATACAAGTCACCATTACGCAAAGAATACAATGATGTAGGATTGATTGAATCCCACTTTGTAATTCGAGATGAACCATCTTGTAGTTGCATCTTTGTATCAAAACAATACACTTGTTGAGATACTGGCATTGTCAACAAATAAAAGCCATTCTTTTCTGAGTAAACAGATTTAAGATTGCCCAAGGTTTCAATAGCCAAAGAAGATATTAAATCAGACCTAACATTCTTAGATAAGTCTCGCAAAGGAGCAGACTTCTCTTGAATAGTCCTCATCAAAGAACGTACACCAGAGTCTGATAAGAAAATAACATCAGTACCAATGCTCTGAATTGAGTCTCTAGCAATACATCCAATTGACCCTACTGTGTCACTTAACTGAAGCGTTGCAGGAGTTGTTGCACCAGAGTAAACAAGAATCTGACGCTTGCCAAAGATAAACAAGAAATCATTGTGAGCCGCCAAGCCCATCACTTCATCAGAACCATTAGGCCATACCCTAGAAACATCTAAAGTACCAGTAGTGCCACCCCCCCACACATGACCTGCAATCAGATCAGAGAAGGTAATCGTAACCTTGTCAGTTGTAGTATTAGCAACCCACAAGCGACCAAATGCAGAAATGCAAATGTTTGCTGAAGGAACTGTTCCTACATAACCAGTTTTCTCTGAAACTCTACGATAAGTAGTAGTACTTACAGCAGGGTCAAATATGAGAGGATCGTGTCCTGATTGGAAGAAATAAGTAATCCCATTCAAAGAAGCACAATGCCAGTTATTAGCAGTAATAGTAGGAGCGCTACCACCACCTCCATAGGTCAACTCAGTAACAGCATTGGAAGTACCAAGTTTGAATAACTTATTGTTGCCAGAAAACAACACAGTTAAAGTGCCATCAATTTGCACTAACTCATGGATTACAGCTACATCATTAGCACCAAGATTACCGGAAGAGGAGTTAACCCTAGTCCAACCTTTTCTTGAGCCAATACGACCATATTGATCAATCACGCAATTAGTAGCAACCAAAGCAAAACCAGAAGACAAATCCAATGGAGAGTCTTGCGTATTCAGGCCATAAAAGCCTGGTGCGCTTATGCTATTACTTTGTAGTGGAGCTGCCATTAGACCGCCACAAAGTTGTCTTCAGGGTAACGAGTGCTTTCCAACGCAATAGCATCAGATAGCATTCCACGGAACAAAGCATAAGCCTCTGAACTTGCCGTACCGCCATCTTCACCACGTTCAATCAAAGCACGAGCATAAGCACTCTGAGTCACCAAATAGTCTAATACCTTTACAGATGTGCCATCAGCAGACAAAGCCGCTTGTGGGATGGTCAAATCAAACAACAGAGTAAAAGCACCAGAAGGAACAGGAAACAAGTCTACTTTGGTGTCTCCACTACCATCCACACCGCTAAAGCAGAACTCTGATGGAATAGACTGTGAAGGTGCGCCAAGGTTCAATTTGCGGTTCATGTCCACAAACTCAATGTTCCGAAGACCAATTAAACTTGTTGTGTTAAGCGCATCATTGATACGGAACTTCTGTCCTGCACCTGTCAAAGCATAAGAACTCGTGCCAGCAGTAGTCGTTACTGTGATTGCTTGAGTAAGACAATTCCAGTTGTAAGAGTCTTCAATCTGTCTCTTAGCATCATTGACAAACTTGCCGATCAAAGCAGAATAGTTAGTCTCTGAAACAGTTGAAACATTTGTCTCACGCAATCGTGTCAATACATCGTTGACAAGCTCTAAGTAGGTCATGTTCTTTGCGCTCCTGATACTTCAAATGTGGCAATAAAACTAAAGCTACTTGCACTTTGAGTAGTAATTTGAATTCTATCGCCTTCTTCTAAAACGATATAAGCATTGCCATCAAACTGAAGGTATTGCTTAGATGTTAAGTCGTAATTAGTAAGAATATCCAAGGTTGTGGCAGCACTTGCGTCATACCATTGAACAGTAATGTGCTTAGTCGAACCACCAGTATTGTGAATGTACATCACAGTAAACTTGGCGTAATAACCCGTAGGAACTGTATAAACAGTTGTCAGCGTATTGGCTGTGGGGTTAACTCCGACTGATACTGGTCTCATTTGTTCCTCTTAGAGATCGCTTTAGCTTTTGCTTTAGCGTCTTCCTTGGACGTTGCGCCCCAAGCTCTAAGAGAAAGTAAAAGTCGGGTAGGCTTTCCATCTTTCATCTCAGCGCCAGGCATATTGCCCATACGTGCTAAAAAGGAGGCCCTTCTAGGGTTGTCACCCGACTTGACTGGTGGTTTTAAATTGCCACCCGTTTCTGCATTATACGATGCTCTACCTTTGGCATTCAAGCCCCCTGACGCAGATTTTCCTTCTTTTCTTTGCCAAGCAGGAGATTTCATTTCTTCTTTGCGGTCTTAGCCGCAGCCTTAAATGCCGCCTCAGTAGGAGCACCTTTAGAACCAACCTTACGCATCTTTTCTTTAGAACCCGCCTTGATACGTTCTTGTTTGGCATTGATGTTAGCGTATAGACCTTGTTTCATTTCTTTTTCCTAGCTTGGGATAAAGCAATGGCGAGGGCTTGTTTTGGCTTTTTTACAACAGGGCCACCCTTGCCAGAGTGAAGCGTTCCCGCCTTGTACTCTCGCATGACAGAACTAATCTTCTTTTCTGCCTTGGTCTTTTTCATTTACCACGACCTGATTTCTTCATCATGTTAGTAGCGGTACGACCACCACGGGTAGGCATAGCTTTAGGCTTACCAATAGCAATCATTACAGTAACAGGCATAGATTTCTTCTTGCCATACTCTTTGGCTTCTTTCTCGCCTTTTTCTGTGTATGGGAATTTCTTGTTTCCTACTTGTGGCATATATTTCCTATCGAATTAACTTGGTTGCAACAAAAGAAATAACACCGCCAACAACAGAGGCGATAGCCATTCCCACAAAGAAACCGCCTTTAGACTTGTTAGCCATCTCTAAAAGCGTTTTAATATCTTGGCGAAGTGCATGGACTTCTGCTTGTAAAGCCTCAACTTGGGCTTCTAGCTTACCAAATTCCCTTGGATCAATCTCCGACATTTGCAACCTCTTTTCTAGGTCTTCCACCACGGGATTTAGGTTTATCTTCTACTTCCTTTGGAGTTTCCTCAACAAGAACGTATCCTTCGTGACCTTTCATGCTATCAATATCGTGTTGATAGGTGAAAGTTATTAGAGTACCAGACTGTAAACAACGAAAAGTAGCCATAAAAAACTCCAAAAAAAGGGGGGTATTAGCCCCCTTTAAATTAGACCAAACGAACCACAACGCACTTAATTGTTGTGCTTGCCAAGTCCACAGTAGCGGTACTTTCGTTTTGGAAACGAATTGAGACAGTATTTGCCGCTGAAACATAAGGCGTGATGGAGAGGCCAGAGACATCCACACCCATACTTACGTTCATCACAATATCGCCCAAAGCAACGCCTGGAACTGTAATTGTGTTTGTCTCACCAGCGCCATCTACCAAAGATGAAGCGTTTAGTGTTGCTGTTACAGACCAAGTATCCGAAAAAAGACCTCGGAATTGGTCAGTTCCCCTACGGGAAACTACTGCTGTTGCTGCTGCCATAATAAATCTCCTTGATGTAAAAAATCCCCCCACCGATTAAGGCGAGGGGAAAAGGCAACTATTAGGCTGGAACTGCTAACGCAAATGCGCTAGAAGACAAAGCTGCACCAGTTGTAGCGGCTGTACGCATGGCTTTTACACCATACAGAGTGTCAGATGTAAACAGAGTAGCGAGGTACTCTTGTTTATACTGAGTCTGTGAACGAACACCAACTTGCTCAACCAGAACCATAGAGTCTTTGTGACCCATCAAGCAGATACGATCTGTTGCAGTATTACCTGCGCCAGTATCAGCATTGCTAGATGTGAACACGGGGATACCATACAGTTGACCGATTTCACCAGTACGGATTGCGTTACCATTACCCACAAAAGCCTGTTCTGTATAACGGGAAAGACCCATCAACGTATTGCGGCTTGAAGGAGGAATGATGAAGAAACGACCATCCATAGGAGTGTCATTGTCATCCAAACGCTGAATCGTGCGACGAATAGCGGCATCAGTCAACGCAGAAGCATTGGAAGATGTGCTGTTGTAAGCAGTAGTACCATCACCGCCAATAAAGGCTTTGGTGGATGTATTGCTTGTTGCGTAGTCGTTAGTACCGACAGTTGCACCATTGAAAGCACGACCCAATTGGATCAAGTCGGTATCAACTTGTTTAGCCAAAGCGTAACCAGCATCGGCAGTATAGAACTGACGCAAACTGTTCAATGCTTGTGCTTCAACAATGTCCTCAATGAAACGTGAGTACTCATAGTGCTTGTTAATCAAGACTTGAACTTCTGTCTCAGTATCGGCAATCAGAGTCACAGCAGTAGATGCCGCTTTTGCTGATGCGTTACCACGAGTAGGAGCTGGAATGTGAACTGTGTCACCCTTCTTGCCCTTGAAGTTCATCTTCATTACGATGTTAGCCAAAACAAGGTTTTTCTTGTATGCGGCTACGATTTCATCTGACCAGATTTCTGGGATGAATTTGTCTGCGGTTGTTACTGTAACCGCTGGTGTTGGATATGCCATGATTAAATCTCCTAAAGTTTAACGAACTCGACCTTCTGAGTATGCTGCCATAATTTCTTGACTTAAAGCATCATAACGATCTGGGTCTTGCATTTTGAGCCGAATAAGGTCCGCCCTTCTGTATACCCTCTTTGATGATTCACCAGAACCACCTACATCAACACCTACTGCTTTTAAGTTCTGTTTGCGAGTTACCTCGCCCTCATTACTTGTTTGCTTCTGTTTAACAGAACGTAGCTGTTTATAGGTAGATAGCAATTCATTGGCTGAGTCGTAATCATATCCAGAATCGGCTTGCTCGAAGATTTTAATGCGAATAGGGCTAGATTTCACCCAATTTGCAAAGTCCTGATCTTTGGCAATGTCTCCAAAGTCGGGATGCTCTTGCGCTAACCTTTGCTGAATCTGTGACCTTTTCATTTCTAGCGTTACTTGTCGTGCCGCTAGGATGTCTGGGTGATTATCAACAGTCTTTTGAACTGCCATCTGTGGATTCTCAAAGAAATCTACTTCAGGCTCTTCCTGTCTAGTCTGTTGTTGTCGTGAACCAAGGTTC